ATACGGGTGGTCCATCATGTACGTGTCTAGGCCAACTTCGTCTCCTTGTATTGCATAATCAACTCTATCTTCTACCCAAATATAATTTTTTCCTTTGTATCTTTCTTCAAGTATTTCTTTTTTTGGTTTACGAAAATCACCTGCACAATATATATAATCAAAAACATCGCCAAACAAATGTTTTAGATTTGCTTTACGTAGTTGATGTGCATACTTGTCTTTTCCTATCATTGTAATTACTTCAAATCGCCAGCCTTCGTTGGCAAATTTGTTAACATACTCTACACTATCTTTGTAAGCAGGAACAAATCCTAAGACACCGGTTTCATTAAATTTATGCACTTGCTCGAGTGCTTCATCTTCATCTATTCCGTATCTTTTTGATTGTGCAAAATATTGGTCTGTTTCGGGAAACCTCACATAACCTTGCTCTTTCATCCAGATGTCGAAAGCAAAACACCAGTCTAGCAGTACGCCATCACAATCAGTTATTATTTTTTTCATTTATTAACAATCTTTTTATTTCTTCCCAAGTTCCCAAGTCTACATAATCTTCTACATCAATTGCTTTTGAATTGTATATAGGTGTGCTTAAAATTTCTATATCACTCACGTCTTGTTTTAGTGTTGACTTTTCCATGAAATCCATACACGACTTGAATGTTCTTCTCCTGAAAGCAAATGCACACCAAAATGCATTAAATTGTTCTAAGTTACTCTGGGGTTTATCTTGATAATTTTTTACAATTTTTTCATCGTCTACGTACAATGCGCCTTTTGTCTTTAGAACTTCTTGATCAATTTCGTCCTTATATAAAAATGTGAATCCTGTTTCAGTCAAACTATTTTTGACTAGTTCAAACAAATCTCCATAGTTTTTAAGTTTCATTATTGTATCTGGTAGTAATACTAAATTATATTCGCCAAATAAATGACTGGCACTCTTAATTGCACCTGTATATTCTTTTTCATTTGGATTTTGGTACACAAAACTTATGTCATATCTGTCTTTGTATTTTGCTAGGTATGTGACTAATTCTGTTTTGTTTTCATTTATTACAACCACAAAGTTTACATCTTTACGTCCATAATCTCTGAAAAAATTGAACGAGTAATCTATCAATGCTTCGTCGTTATTGATTCTTAATATTTCTTTTGGATATGGTAAATTTAATCTTGTTCCTTTTCCTGCCGCTGGTAATATTACTGTGAGGTTGCTCATTTTCTTAAAATTTCATGTATCTGTTTCCAATTACTTACTCTGATTATATCGGGGTGATTGAAATCTTTATTGTATTCGTGGTCAATTAATATAGGCTTTAAACCGTATTTAAGGCCTGCTAGTGCGTTTTTTGGCTTGTCCTCGACCCAATACAGTCCGGTTCCATGAAATTCTGCTAAAGCACTGTCTTTGTCTGATCCTGTATCTAAAATATGATAGTTGGTAAAAACATAACTGCCAAATAGTTCGCCTAATCTTTTCTTTCTTAAAAGTTGAGCAGGTATATCAGAAGTTTGAGATGTAATTGGAATAAAGGTCCAGCCTTCTGCGGCCAGTAACTTTACCCAAGTCTGTGATTCGGGCATAGGACATTGTGTCCCCATCCACGCACTTTTATTGAATTCTCTTATTTCTTTTCTTATTTCTGTTTTGGAAAGACCAAAACGTTCTGCCATTTCGTATGTGTCTTGCTTGTTATCTATTAAACTATAAGGATAAATTTTCTTTCCTGTGTATCCTTCTCCAACTTCGTTTTCAAAATATGAACGTTGAAGCATCCATTCTGTAAAATGGTTTTCCCATTCCAGTAATACACCATCTACGTCTGTAAGGATAATTCTATTATTTGATATTGGCATCTTCCATTCCCGCCACTCTCAGTTTCACAATGTTAGTAATTTGCCATTGTTTCTGATCGAGTCCTTTGGTGATGCCTAACCATTGATTTCTAAGTAGAGCAAATTCGTTTATAATTTTATCCATGTCTACTACGTCTTGTTCTCCGTCCACGTATTTTTCAGCATCTCTGCTGGACAATGCTCTATTGTAATTTTCCAAAAATTTTTTGAAAGACTTGGATCTTGTTCTACGCAATTCAATATTCAAATATTCTAATATTGCTTCTATTTCTTGCAGTTGTGCAAATCTTTCTTCAACGATACCGGGTAAAGCCGCTGATGCTTTCTCTAAATTGCCATACAGTCTTACTTCTTGCTTTGCTTTTTGATATTCTTGTTCGTAGTGTGAGATGCAGTCGGGTATTTTATCCAAACTTCTGCTTACTTCATTATACCAATTAGTCTTCATAACGATCGTCGTACTGTTCTTCCATATCCTCTTGGTCCTCATAGAAAGTATTGATCGCTTCTTCTAGTTTTGGATCAAACTCGCCACAGGCCTTAATCTCATCTTCTTCAACACCTATATCGTCAAGTGTTTTAACAAAATCGATTGCCGCATCTGCCTTTTGCTTCTCTGGCATGTAGTTGGATAAAGAACTCCATAAACGTTCGATGTCTTCGTGTGTCATGTCTATCATTCATTTGCCTCAGATTCTTTTGATAATTTATCAAAATCATCCATAAGCATATCCAATTTGGGTCCAACCCAGGCTTTTCTAAACTCGATGTGTTCTTTTTTATCCGAACCAACGTATTTTAATCTATTTCCTTGCTGTACAAGTATACCTTTTTTCTCAAATAAATCTACTAATCCACTATAAGGATCCATTCCTGTATCATAAGGTATTTTAACCTGTACACTTTCAAATGGTTTAGCATATCTTGTTTTCATAACTTTACAAGCGGCTCTAATACCTCGTACTTCTGATATTTTATTTCCTTTTTCGTCTTCTTTTAGTTTCAATTTCTTCATTGCGATTACAATTGAACTTGCATAAATGAAACCCTGTCCACCTGATATCTTGTCATCTGGATCAAACATATCCTGTGAGGCATACGTATGATTTGTTGCAACAAGTCCAACATTCCAACTACCAAACATGTTAACACAGTTTCTTACAAGTGCTGTCAATGCCTTAGGCTTTCTACCCAAGTCACCTTTCATCTCACCTTTCTCGAACTGATCAACATCTGTTGGAGTAAGTAACATACCTAAACTGTCTATCACAAAGAGAACTTTAGGTGCACCTTCTTTGTTGTCTGCGTGTTCGTCCTTGTACGACTTCATGAACTCCGAGACTGTTTTAGCAACATCGTCTACCATCGATAGACTCAATTTAAGAAGTTTATCTTCTGATGTATCTACTTTCAATGCTTGAAGCCATTGTTCGTCCAGTGCGTTTTCCGAATCAATTAATATTACAAATATGCCTTGATCCTGTGCGTTTTTAATAATGTTGCCTGATGCTATGTAGGATTTACCTGCACCAGACTCACCGGCAAGTACTGATACTTTGCCTAGGGGAATACCTTTGTTAAAGTCACCTGATATTAAATAATTTAATGCATAGTTTCCTGTGCTGATCCAATCTGTAGGATCACTAAATCCTATGCCTAGTCCTTGTATAGACTTTGTAATGCTTTTTCTAAATTTTGTTGCGTCGAACGGTTTTGTCATAATATCCTCTTATTATATTACACAAGGCCTCAATAGTCAATATCAAGGCCTTGGTAAAATGTCAGTGTTATTTTTGTTGTCTTGATCTAATAAGTTTCAAGATATCCTCTGCCCTTTTGGCACTATCACCTGTTGGTGCCGCTGGTTGAGGTGCTGGTTCCGACGCTGGAGCAGTTTCCTTTACTTCAGCATTTACCGGATCAGCAGTTCTTTCAACTGGTGCAGGTCTATCAGCAGTAGGTATCGATACCGTACTTGCACTCACGCCTGCAGGTCTAAAGTATTGTCCATACTTCTCAAGATCATAAGCCTCACCATCTACAGATTTTTCAAATAACTCTTTGATTATTTTTACCTCTGCTTCGGTTGGTTCTTTTGGTCTGAAGTCACCAAGATTATGCAGTCCGTATTTTTCAATTGCGGATCTTTCTGCTTCTTCTAGTGCCCTTTCTCGTCTGGACCATTTTGATGTTGAGTAGTCGGCATATCCACCTTTAGTAGTCTTATTAATTCTAAAGTCAACACCTCTTACACTGTCAGTTGGCAATTCTTCCATTTCTGGATCCAGTAATGCCGCTCTGATAATGTTGAATATTTGAGGACCAATTATAAATCTTCTAATTGGATTCTCTGGTGTTGTGTCTTCCGCCAACGGATTAGTTACAACAAAACCTTGGAAAATATAACTTTTCTTTTTCCAATATTTTCTGCCCATGTCTTCCATGCTTTTGTCTTTGAACCATGGTCTAACTTCAGTTAGAACTGGACAAGTTTTTCCATACATTTCCATACATGGAACTTGTACCTGCACTGGTTTAGAATCTGTTTGACCTTTTATACCTGCAAAAGGTAATTTAATCATATTCCTTTCAGTCCAGAAAAAAGTATTGTTCGGATCCTTATCGGGTAAGAATCTAACGACTGCTTCCTGTCCTTCTTGAATATTCCAGTGTGGATAAATGGCGTTGTCGCCACCTGTTGATGAAGTGGAGCGATTCACTTCTTGAGATTTTAACTTCGCTCTTATTTCAGCCAATGTAGCCATAATGTAAGCCTCCTATTTTGCCTATGTTTGTGCCTAAATGTATATTAAGCATTTCTTAATATACTACTATATTTATTAAATGTCAAGATTATTTTAAGTAAACTGACGGTATAATGCCTGTAAATCTTGGTTATTTGTCTTTTCTGCGATATTACGCATTTGTTTGATTATGCCGATCTCTTTATTGTAATATTCAATAGGATCACCTCTTTGCTTAAGAACATCAGATGCATATATCCTTAACTTAATGTCGGGAAACTCTCTATCAAATTTGGTAAAACTTTCAAGAAAATCTTCGGTGATTGTACCTTTAACATTAATATATAATTGGACTTCGTCTTCCGCACCATTAAGTATACCTTGTATTTCCTTTACCTTTTCTATAGTTTCGCTATTAGAATTATTTTTAAGATTATGAATAACAGAGACTCTTCTGCTCCTACTCTGCACGTTCAAAAATTCTTTGTCAAACCTGATTTTGTCAGTTTCGCCACAGCAATAGAAGTGTCCCATTTTATTTTTTAGTTCATTAAATGCTGTACTCCAATCTTGCATAAAATTTATTTTGTAAAGTTTAAGCACTCTAATTCTTGGTAAGGATGCAATTACTTTTTGTAATTTCTCAACATCGTCTTCTCTGTAATCTATGTAAAAAGGCTCAAAATTTGTGGTGCCATCTTCCTTTGTTTGTGATATAAATTCATCTTGCCACTTGCCCCAAATACGCAAACTTTCTTTTCTTTTGGTGTTCCAGTATTCGTTTTTTTCTCGTTCATAACAGAATTCACAACCATCAACTTGGTCACCATCAAGCATTTTCTTTCTTGCAATTTTTAAATTTTCAGTATTTTTCCGGTCTGACGCTGGGTCGTATTCAACGTCTCTGTTGGCTCCGCATACTTTGGTTTTATTTCCTGGCAGGAATGTTAAACTTGTCCATGGATATGTGCAAAATGTCCTATTCATATAAAAATTGCATTTCTGGAATAGCATCAGTTACTTTTTTTCCTCTAGATGCCTCCATTAATTTGTTGTGATTTCGTAGTTTTTCTAAGATTTGCGGATCTTTTACTTCGACATCCTTTTTAATAATTTTAGCAAAGTTAGGAAAACGATCTTCTAGAGTTTTTGCATATTTTATCCTTTTTTCAAGTGGCATAACATAAGGAGACAGGTGATCAACTCCCCACACACTATTGCTTATTACTTTGTATTGATACTTGTCATCTAAATATTCTAGTAATTTTCCAATATTTAAAATATTATAGACTTGTAATGTACTGATAATTTTAATATCCCAATTTTCATGTAAGTCAGACAATAAATTCAAAGTGTTTTCACATTTTGACCATTTTGCTGGGTATCTTATGTACTCGTTGACCCGATCAAAACCATCAATACTGTATCTAAGGTATCCTTTTTTAAATTTATTGAGTATTGGTATGAAATTTTTTGGAAATTGTTGACCGTTAGTGACAATGTCTATTCTAATATTTTTTGCATACTGGGTATGAGAAACATCAGTGATAAAATCAATAACGTCTCTATCAACCAGAGGCTCACCACCTCTAAATTCAAAAAAATTAATTTTATCTAAATTGTTTTTTACTTGTTTTATGAAGTCAGAATTAGCAATACTCAGTTTGTAATGACTTTTTGCTTTATCTATCTGGTCTATTTTATCTTTGTCTAAAAACTTACTGTGTTTCCTCCAGTCCTTAAACAAAAAATTACTACTGCCAGGACCACACATAGTACAACTCGAATCACAGGCAATACTGAACCTAAAATCATACCATTGAGGTAGTGAAACCGAGTGGCCTGCTTGGTGTTGTTCTACCCTTTTTTCGATTTCAGAAGGATCAAAATGTGAATTGTATTTTTTACGCATCGTGAATACACCTTGATTGTTATGCGTGATGCATCTCGAACACGCTTTGTCAAATCCTCCAGTCAACATTTTGTTTCTGAAGTCCTTCATGTATTCACTGTTCCAAATGTCTTGAAAATTATCGAGATTTAGATTAAATTTTTCAGAGCCTGGGTTATCGTACGTGCCTGTTTTTGTGATTCCTTCAGATTTATTGATGTTGCAACAAATTTTTGCCGTACCATCATGTCTAGCACTCAATCCAACAAAGGGAACATTGCAAAAC